GTGGCCGAGCTGCGCTGGGTGCCCGGTGGCGTGGATGCCGCTGCGGCCGCCGAAGCCACAGCCGCCGCGCCGACCGCGCCGTTGATGGAGCGCGAACCGGCGGACAATACGGCCGTGGCTGTAACGCTGGCGCCCGCCGCCCCGGCCAAGCCGGAGATTGCCAAGCCGCAGGCGGCTGAGGCTACGCCGGTTGCTGCCGCTGCCAAGCCGGCAACACCGCCTGCACCGACCCCGACCCCGGCGCCGGCGCCGGAAAAGCCCGTAACCCCGCCCGTGGCTGCCGAACCGCCGCGCTGCGTCGCGCTGGGCCCGTTCGCCGACCGCGCCACCGCGAGCAGCGCGCAGGGCAAGGCCGGCACGCTGCTCAGCCAGGTGCGCCTGCGCGAACAGCCCGCTGCCAGCGGCAGCGCCCGTTACCGGGTGATGCTGCCGGCCGCCGCCAACCGCGAAGAAGCCCAGGCCACCGTGAAACGCATCGTCGCCGCTGGCCTGAGCGACTACTACATCATCAGCCAAGGCGAGGAGGCCAACGCCGTGGCGCTGGGCCAGTACCGCAACCGCGAAGGCGCCGAGCGGCGCATGGCGGCGGTGCAGGCCGCCGGCTTCCAGCCGCGCCTTGTCGCCAGCGGCGACGCCGGCCAGTGGTGGCTGGAAGGGCAGCTGGCGGCAGGCACGCAGCCGGCCCAGGCCCAGCAGCGCAGCGGGGCGGCACAGGGCCGGTCGCTGGAATGCACGCGGTTGCGCTAGAATCCCGGGACCGCGGCGCTGCCGCCGGTGCATCCCCCATGCCGCTTTAGCTCAGTTGGTAGAGCAACTGTCTTGTAAACAGTAGGTCATCCGTTCGATTCGGATAAGCGGCACCACTCGGGAAGCGCCGAAACGCCTTGAAAATAGGGGTTTCAACGAAAAAGGCCAGCGCACTGCGCTGGCCTTTTGGCATCCGCCGGTAAAATTGCCGGTAAAATTAGCCTTTCTTTTTTGGTTTCACGGCCGCTTTCACCACCGGTACGGAATGGTCGTACAGCTGACGCATGGCCTCGGTCACGTGGCCGCCAGCGCTCTTATCCTCGCTGTCGGTAATTCCCCGATGTTTCAAGCCATGGAGTGCGAACCGCTGGTCCTTCTCGATCACGTCCTCCGCAACCGCGCGGCGGACCAGGCGCTGCCAGGCGCTGTCGAGGGCTGATTTCGTGAGCGGGGTGCCGGACTCCGAAACCAGTAGGCATCGTTGCTCAGGCTTGATCGGTACCGGCCGCCCATGGGCCCGCATCCGTTCGTCCCGGTAGGACTGTAGCCACTTCACGGCCGCGCGCAGATCCTTGGTCCACATCGTCACGTTGTCGCGCGAACCCTTTCGGCGATTGCTGCGAATACCCTCAGTCTGCAGGTGGGCGTCGGTGAGAGTGTTCACCTCAATGCCGCGCAGGCGAACCGCATAGGCCAGCACCATGACTGCAGGGAGATAGGGCGGGCAGCTGCCAGCGGTATGCGCCTGCCGGCTGGCGCACGCGCGCGCGAATCGCAGCACCGCGTCGAACGCGTCGTGGTCAGGCATGCGCGCGTCCCGCTTCTCACGCACCTTGCGTATGCCGTCGGCAGGGTTCGACGTGCAGTGGCCATGCCGGATTCCCCAAGCGAACAGACGCCGCAGATAGCTGGCAACGCGGTTGGCTGCCGCCGGTGTTGCAGCTATCAGGGGCAGCCTACCTATGGCAGGCCGGCCGGTGGCCAAGGTTTCCACCACTCGCTGCAGGACCGGCACCGAAAGATGCTCGATGCGCTGTTGGCCCAGCGGGCGACCATCGCGCAAGAGGTAGGTGCACGCCTTTGCTGCGCAGTAGTCGTAGCCCTGCTTCGATTTCTTCGACAGGTCGATGTACTCGCTCGACCGCTTGAACACCTCGACCAGGTAGTCGAGGGTTCCACGAACGTTGCCGCCGGCTCGCGCCTCCATGATCGCGTGCAGATCCGAAAGGCGGGCGCGCCGCGAGGCCACCGTTTCCTTCTTCTGCCCGATGCCTTCGGGGTGTGGGTCGAGCACGTACCAACGGCCTTCGCCCCAATACACGCCGCGTGGCAGCGATCCCTGGTCGATATGACCAGGGATCTCCGGGTTGAACTTCCTTTTCCGACCGCGTGTCATCAGACCAATTCCAGCAGTGTTGTTGCCTGTGGCAGCGCCGATGCGCCCGGCAGACCCAAGGCCGCGTTGATGGCCTCGACGGTGGTCCAGATGCGCCCGCGCCGGTCGTACTTATACAAAATCCCTTGACTGTCCGCCCACCGCTCCACCGTTGTGGGTGTGGGGGGCGGACCATCAGGGGCGCAGATCCGTTGTAGATCGGTGAAGTGCAGGATCTGCGCCATGCTCAAGCCCTCCCTGCGGCGAACAATTTCATCTGCAGCACGTTGCTCGGCAAGGGTTCCTCCACTGGCGCGGCGGACGGCTGCAGGCCGTGTTGCTTGTGCCAGTGCGCCCACGCCAGGTCGAACGTCGGGTGCTTCGCCGTGGTGCTGCAACGGCATTCGATGAGGTGGCCACCGCCCGCGCCCTCGCGGCGTAGATCATGGATGTACCGTGCCGGGTGGCTATCCGGGCACGCGGGGAGGGCGCGCGGCGCTGTCTTCTGAACCTGTGTCATGCAGCCTCCAGGCCCTTGCGAGCAAATAGTGCCGTCGCGGAGTAGCCGAGCGTCGTGCGGTACGCGTACAGCGCCGCCGGTTGCATCTTCCGGCTGAAGTAGCCCGTGCCGGTGGCGTCTTCCAACCACCAACCAAACGGGTCAACCTGCAGGGCAAGGGCTGCTTCCAATCGAGCCAGCTTGTCAGCTGGGGTCAACCCCGACACGTAGCGGGCGATCACCTCAATTTCCCCGCGCTCAGTATCGAATACCTCGCCGATGTAGTTCTCTGCGCCGGACTCGATAAGCCTGCGTGCAAAGGCAGGGCCGGGTGCGGCCGCAGTCAGCGCTGCAGCAACGGTTGCGATGTACGCGCCCTGGCCGTATGGGCTGATGCCCGCGAGGATGCTGCCGGCGGCGTGAGGCAGGCCGGCGCTCTCGAACTCAGCGGCGAGGAACCGGCGGGCGGAGTCGATATCAACCACGGGAATCCTCCCAGCCGGTAAGCGTGAATGAGGCGCCACAGTCGCGGCACTCGTAGTCGCGCGAGGGGCCGTTGTGGTCCGCATAGTTGCCGTCTTCACGGGTGTAGGTACGCACCGAGGCGGGAACGTTCGTGAAGTCGAGGACGCCCGTCTGGCCGCAGTCCGGGCAGTGCCTGCCGGGGTCACGGATCATCCGTTCAAGCATGGGCCACCCCCCGGCGCACCGCCATGGGGGCACGGCGGCGCAGCGGCTGCGGGATCTGGCCTACGGCCAAGCCGCTATGACGGCGCCGGGGCGGGCGCGTCTGCCACATCTTGAGCATGGTGGCGCCGGCGACCGGCAGCAGCACGCACATGGCCAACAGGGCGACGAAATCAGCCATTGGCCACCTCCTGCGCCGCCTGCGCTACGGCAGCGGCCGTTGCCCTCTTGCCGGGCAGCATGTTGGCCACCTCGTAGGGGAAGGGCACGCGGCTGGCCAGGTCGGCCAGCTCGGGCGAAATCCAGCTGGTTTCGTCGTTGAAGTCGGTCCCCTTCACCAGCTCCCAGCCCTTCCTGCTCCCTTTCCGACGCTCGAACACGCACTGCGCGATCTTGGCCGGTCCCATGTTCAGCATCGCCGTGGCGATCACGCGGTTGTGGGTGACATGCAGGGTGATGGTTGCGCTGGCTTCGGATTCGCCGCCGCTACCAGCATTCACACGGTTATGCGCACCCGTGATAGCCTCCGCTCCGGGTCCGGTGCTGGAATCCAGCGACTTTGCGAGGGTGGTCATGGCTTTGCCTGTCATCTGTTGCATGGTTCTCTCCTGAACTTCGTTGGTGGATGGCCTTGGGGGCGGTGTTGGCGCACTCCCCGCCGGGCCTTTGCTGTTGCTGCGGGTCTTACTTCTGGAACACCCAGCACTTCACGGTCGTGCTGGTCGTTTGGGTGGAACGGATCGCGCTGTTCACGGCGGTATTGGCGCTGATGAACTTGTGGCGCTTCGACTCGACCAGCAGCCGTCGCAGGTCGCCAATGTCGGGCACCTGCTGACCGAAGTAGCCGGCCTTCTGAATGAACTCGTTGAGGTTGATGGCGATACGGCTTTCTTCGCGCGAATGGTTCAGCACGCTGCGCTTGTCGCCACTGGCCTGCATCTCGATGTACTCGAACGCGTCCCAGAATTCGGAGACGATGCGGTGATCGGCGCCGATGGCGTCCTGACGTTCGGTGGCCATCTTGACCAGGGCGTCCCGCGTATCACGCACCATGTTCTCGGGCAGGTTCACCACCAGCCGCAGTGCATCGAGCAGTGCGAGCATCTGCGCATGGTTCTTGATGATGCGTTCGACACGCAGCTCCTTTTCCTCGCGCAACCTGGCTTCGTAGAAGCGCACGCGCTCGGCGAACTTCTCCATCACGGCGGTTTCCGCCTTGAGCGCGGCCAGCAGGAAGTAGCTCAGCTTCTCGACCGGCAGCGCATTGAGGTTGTCGGCGGCCTGCCGGCTCTCGGTCGTCGCGGTCGGCTTTTTGAAATGCAGCTTCACGATGCGCGTCAGGATGGCCTCGCTGCCATCAACGGGCGCATTCTGGCTGATGACGATGGTTCCTTGGAACGGCGGTTCGTAGGTTTCGTTGCCGCCGTTGCGCACACCGCGCGTGGCCAGGGTGCCGCCGCCGTAGTAGTCCTTCAGTTCGTCCCACTCGAACGACTTGGCGTGTGCCTTATCGCCGCTGTCGCTGCGGTCGGCTTCCAGCAGCACGATGGGCATGCCGGAAATCTGCCCCATGGCACGGGCGCGACCGGCCTTCGTGGACTTCGCAGGGTCGAAGCCTTCATGGTCCGCACGGGCCAGCAGCTTCCACAGGAAGTTGAGCAGCGTGGTCTTGCCGGCGCCGGCCTCGCCCGTGGCTTCCAAGAACGGGAAGGACTTGTGACTGCTGCGGATCTGATTGGCGTACAGCGAGCCAAACCAGAACGTGAGGGCCACAATGCCGTGCGTGCCGAAGCACGTCCAGAGCCAGCCGAGCCAGTCGGTGGAGTAGTTTTCGTGATCGCGTTGAATGTCCATGCGGATTGACCTCTGTGTGGTTTTGATGCGCAGCTTGTTGAACTCGAAATAGTCCTCGGCATTGGCGAGGGTCACCTCGCCGGCACGCACGGCCAGGTCGGGGAAGATGTACGCCTTGTGGTCAGGGCTGTAGCCGACGAAATCGACCGTATCGACCTTTTTGATGTTGAACAGCTGGTCTTCCATCATTCGGTCCAGCTGCTGGCCGCTGCCGCTGAACACGGCGCCCTGCGCAAGGCTGATGATTCGCTTCTTGAACTCGGTAGCGCTGGCCACCTGAGCACCGGTGAAGGTGCCTTTGACCGACGTTGCGTCGTGAGGGAAGTCAACGCGGAAGTAGTACCAGCTTTCGTCGGTCGCTTCGTGGCGCTGGAAGTAGAGGGCTTCGGGGTAGCAGTTGGCGATCTGCTGCACCGACGCACAGGCGCGCCGGATCTTGGCTTCGGTCTCTTCGCTGACTGCTCCCTCTTCGTCATCGGGGTTCTTCTCCCGCATCATCTTGTCGAAGCGCACAGCGTCGAACTCGAACCAGAACAGGCGCGAGGCGAACTCGATGTGGAACTCGGTCTTCTGCTCGCGCTGGTAGATGACCAGCCCCTTGTCCACGGCGGTGCGCGCCATCAGCACGGCGCCGTTGTGGCGTGCCAGGTCTAGGTCAGCCTGCCACTGTGCGTCGCCGTCCTCTGCCGCCTGTGCGCGCAGGTGCAGATCGTTCCAGTCGGTTTTCCTGTCTCCTACCTGCTCGATCTGCGCAGCCATGCACCGATAGCCCAGCTTCTCAGCCCGGCGCGCGTGCTTGACCGTGTAGGCGCGGGCGCCCGGCTCGTTGTCCAATCCCCACACCAGCACCGGCAGATCGCCCGGACGCGCGGCTTTCAGTTCCTTGAGGGATTGCTCGGGATAGGCGTTGCTCGACATGGCCGCAACGGCGCAGATGCCGCGCTGCAGGAGCGCGATGGCATCGAAGATGCCCTCCACGATCCAGACTTCGCGGGCGGTGCGTAGTTGGTCCTGAGCGGCCGCGCCCCACCACACCCCCGCGTAGCTCTCGCCCGGCGCAAACCGGGCCTTCATCTTGCCGAATCGGTGGGGTCGGTCGATCAGACGTTCCCACCAGCCTCCTTTCACCAGTGGGAAGCGGACAGTGGCCGTGCCCTGGCGCTTCGCGCGGTCGTAGTAGTCCTCTTGGGTGTAGAGACCCTTCAACGGCTTGACGCTGAATCCGCGGGCGGTGGCCAGGTACGCGTCGGCCGCTGCATGCGGCGCCTGCGGTGTCTGCGGGTTGCTCTTGGAGTAGTCGTCGAACAGGTCGTCGTAGAGGTCGCGCACGCGCACCTCCTGCCCACACTTAGCCTGTCGGCCGCAGCGGAGCACCCATGGTTTTTCGTAGCTGGTGTATAGCTCCTTCTTGCCGCAGTGGGGGCACTTGCCCCCGCGCATGTACGGAGTGCCGCTGCGGTGCTTGAGGCCATAGTCGCGCTCGACGCGCGACAGTACCTGTTGGCGGATTTCTTCTTGCATGGCGGCTCAGCCTTCGTTCGCCGCGTGAGCGGCGGTGCGGTGGTGTTGCATGGTTCTCTCCTGACCAGCTCCGGCGGCGTTGGCGCGCTGCCGGAACGGGGGTGGGGTGTTACTCGACTGCGGGGCGTGACCGGCCGAGGATCGCGGCGAGGTCTTCGGCCATGTACTGCGCGACCGCTGAGGTGTGGTCGGCCTCGATTTCCAGCATCTTTGCGGCCTCGCTGGGCAGCTTGGCCAGCAATTCGGCCGCTGCGGCGATACGGCACAGCCGCAGGTAGTCGGCAAGGCTGATGACCTGGTCGCCGCGATCCACCGGACCGGGCAGCACCGGCGTATGCCCGTTGTTGCGGGCCATCAGTTCACCCCGCCGGGGTAGCTCTCGCCTGTGCGCAGCCACTGGAAGAAGCGCTCGGCCTCACCCTTGGCGAGCAGGTAGACGACGGTTCCGATCTGGATTCCCCCGCTAGCGGTTCGCATCACGTTGCGTGAGTGATGCGCGGTAAAGGTCGCTGCGGTGTCCGACTCGATATGTACCAAGGCCAGAAACAGAATCTTGTGCTGGTCGAAGGAAGCGCGCAGGCCGAAGCCGGGGATCTGCGTTTCCAGCACGATGACAGGTCGCAGAGCCGGTTCAGGAAGGGCCATGTTGGAAGGGGGCGCCATCAGTGCACCGCCTGGTCGTCGGTGCTGGGTGCGCTGCCGTTGGCATCACACGTGGCGTAGTAGGCGGTAAGCACGTCACCTATGGTGATTGCGAGCGGGCACACGCCGACGGCGAGCAGGCGGGCAATGAATGCCTGATACGCGTCGTGGGGCCATTCGAGGGTGTCGGCGATCAGGCCGAAGGCGAGCGAAAGCTGACGCGCGGCAGGGTTACCGGGCGTGGAAGGGGCACCGTGAGGCACGGAGACGTCTCCTGTTGACGAGATTGGAAACCTCGGCGAGACGTTTCTACGCGACGCACCGAGGGTGTCGGGAGGGTAGAAACCGGTCAACAGTCCGGCGGGCAGTTTTCCCCTTGCGGGTGTTGTATGGCTGCCGCCCTCCCGACGCAGGAAAGCGTCGGTGCGCTCGAAAAGCAGGCGCAAAAAAACCGCGATGCTGACGGGCGCGGATACCGCTGTTGACTCGGAGTTTCTACGCTCCTTGCGGTAAATCCTGCTCCCCGTCCTTGGGGAAGTCAAGTAAAACTGTGTAGAAGTGTGCAGATTGGTTGCAGCTGCGGACAGGTTCATGCGGCCACCTGTGCAGCGGTATGCGAAGGCAGCACCTCATACGCGCCGCCACGTGCAATGTGGGCCTTGACCAGTGCGCCAAGCTCGGCGGCGTCGCGCTGCTTCTGTGCATAGGGCACGTACTCGATACGCACCGGAGCAGTGACGAAACTCGGCTCCATTGCCGAGGACCAGCCGTCAAATTGTGTCTTGTGGCGCATCACAGGCGCAGCACTCCCTAGCTGGCGCCAGATGTCGCCAGGTCAGTTGGTGGTGGAAGGGGAAAGGTGAATCAGACCGAGGGCTGTTCGCCGTCAGGGGGACAGGACTCGATTGCGTCGATCCAGTCGATTTGCAGTTCGCCCTGGTCTTGCTTCCACCGCGTCTGCAGCATCGTTCGCTGATACCACGGTGTCGGCGGCAGTTCGCAGGCCGGAGCGCTGGGGAGGCCGCTGGGGCTGGCCACGTTGGTCAGTTCGGAGCTGCCGGTGTATGTAGCCCCACACATGGGGTTCGGGCAGACATAGGCGTCAGTGCGCAGGAAAGGGTGTTGCAACGCGCTGGTGCGCTTTACCAGCCGTGCATTGCAGGCGGGGCAGCAGAACACAGCGCGTTGTCCGACTGTACTCATGCCTTACCCCACGCCTTCTTCGGAACCTTCGACTTAACCGGCGCTTTGCCGGCGGTCTTTTTGACCGTGCGAATACGGGTGGAAACGGGTGAATCTGTGTGAGAATCACTGGCGGCCTTCATGCCGAGCGCCACGGCAGCATCGTGGGTCTTTCCGATCCGGCACTTGCTGGTGCTGCGCAGGGCGTTGTTGACGGCGTGCCGGTCCAGTCCATGCAACTCCGCAAACGCGGGAACGGACAGGCCGTTGTCGATGAGCCACTGCCGGGCTTGTTCGGCAGTGCGCAGCGCAGTGGTACGTCGTTGGGCTTTCATTCCGTTTCCCCTGTGTATTTCTAGGTGGAATGGTGGTGAAGTTAACTGCACCTGTCAAGGGGGAAATCGCGTGTCTGTAGGTAATCGCCTGAAAGAAGAACGGAAGCGTCTGGGCATGACCCAGGAGGCCATGGGACTGGCCTGCGGTGTTGCCAAGCGCACGCAGATCCTGTTCGAGCAAGATGCACACCTGCCCGGTGGCGCGTACTTCGTCGCTGCCGACGAACTCGGTATGGATGTGGCCTATGTGTTGGTCGGCCGGCGTGATCGGCTGTCCGAATCCGATGCGGATCTGCTCGATGCCTGGCGCAATGCGTCTGTTTCTGCACGCGCCGCCGCGCTAGCCGCGCTTGGCGGCGCAGTACCGGCGGCAGCAGCTGCATCGCGTACCACGTTCGAGAACACAAGCATCGGCCAGCAGATTAGCGGCGATGTGGATCTGCGCGGGCAGAAGGTTGTTGTCAAGGCGCCTAAAGCATCAAAGAAACCCAGCCGATAACGCTCACGCCATGCTCTATTCAGGCCGTTAACCACACCGCAAGATGCGCCCGCTGGGGGTGCGCAATACGGTGTAACGGACTATGAGTTGCGGTGAGAATGTGAAGTGTGGTGTGGCAACGTGCGTGTGCAGCGGTCATACCGTGTTTGATGGGGCCGTGATCGGCCAGGTGTTTACGGGCGACGTGCAGATGCAGTGCCCACACGCGGAGCATCATCGCTTCGCAGCTGCAGAAACAGAAAGGGCGTCCACGGAAACGGGGCGCCCTTTGTCCACTGCACTATTGGCCTTGTCGATTTGGGAAGTGTCCTTGGCCTTGCCGATTGTCGATGTTGCAGCGGGTTCATCGCTGCCCAAGGCCGCGTTGTTTCTCGCCGCCGGTGTCGCGGTTCGCTACTTGAAGGCCAGTGTAGTCCGCTGGGTCATCGAACGGCTGCTGAGGGCGCGCTCTCGACGTAGCGAGGCAGCGTCCAAACAATGAGCATCCTGCGGCGAAACAGAAGCGTCCCTCATCGGGTGAGTGCCAACCGGTTGACGGCGCGATTTGTGCTAAAAGTTGCTCGGGAAAGGGCTGGCAGAAGGTCGATCAACAAAATGGAGGAAAGTCATGGAAATTGAACTCGAACTCAAGGGCGCGATCGCGAGCGCCGAGGTGCTGATCGGTCGGATCGAGAAAGCTGAGAGCGAAGGTATCGATTTGCCACCTGCCAAAGACGCGGTTGAACGAGCACGCACGGCATTAGAAGTGAAGGATGTGTCTGCGATGCAGTGCGCGTGGGTCGAGGTGACGTTCGCTGAAGCGTCGCTTCATGCGCAACTGTATGGATGGTACAAGTTGAATGGCAAAGCGACTGGAATCGGCGCTGGGAACGTGAAAGGTGTGATGGATGGCTTTCTTGCGTCAACGCAGGCGGCGCTTCGTCAACTTCTTGCCAACGAGGCGCTACTGGGTTCGATCCCTGACATTCAGCTCCCGGACGCCGCAGTGATTTCTCTCGCGGAGGCAACGGGCAAGGACGCTGCAAAGTTCATTGACAGTGCGGCAGCTTGGATCTTCAGCAATCAGGACAAGATGATCGCGGCTGCCAAAACTAAAGCTGACGCCAAGGCAAGCGCAAGCGCAAAGAGCGCCAGCGGTCGCAGCCAGATGCGCAAACTCTAACGGCGGCGCGTTGGCTCCACGGTCTACGGGGTTGCAACGCATCACCCAGTCTTCTCCAGCTCGAGCATTGTGGTGAAGCCACCGCTGCCGTCGATGGTGTGAGTGGCCTTGGCCACCAGCCAGTCGGTGCCATCAATCTCTGGCTTGAAGCCGGTGACTGAGACCGTCTGCTCGGGGTAGATATCCGCACGGCCGACGGCCAGCCGATAGCTCAGCTGCGCGGTGCCCCGGTCTAGCCGCTTGAACTCCGCCTCTGCGTGCTGCCGCGCTTCCTGCGCGGTGGCATAGGTTGCCTGCAGCTTCTTCTCGTTATCGGACGTGCCCACCAGCACACCCGTGCGGCGCGCTGCTTTGCGATCACCCCAGTAGGCACGAACGCCGGTGAACTTCTCGCGGTCGGCGACGCTGTAGCGGTGCTGGTCACCCGATGCCCGCGTGATCTGCACGCCAGGTAGCGGCTGGCCACCGGCCGTAGTGCCTGCACCGATGGGCGCGAAGATCAGCGTGCCGGCCTTCACCGTGGCCACGGCGTCGAAGCGTTTGCCCAAGCGCGTGAGCAGGTTGATATCGCTCTCATTGGCTTGGTCGAGGTGTGGAATGGGCACGCTGGCCAGATTCGCGGCTACCGACGCACGCAGCGAATGCTCGCCGGCGATGGCGCCGAGAATGTCGCCCAGGGTGGTGTCGTGCCAGCTGCGCTCGCGCCGGCGACGAACCGCTCCTGTCAGGTCGGCCGAACGCGCCCGAATCGTGATGATGTCGGGCGAGCCACTGTGTTCTACGTCGTCCACCTTGAAGGTGCCCTTGTCGAACAGCCCGCTACCTTCATAGCCGATGGCCACCTGCAGGGTGACCCCACGGCGCGGCAGCGCCAGCATGCCGTCATGGTCATGCACCCGCAGGTCTACCTGGTCGGCTTCATCGCCACGGCTCTCGGTCAGGGACAGATCCAGCAGGCGCGGCGCCAGCCGGTCGGTCAGATCCTTGCCGTCCAGCACCACCCGCCATGCGGGGATCGGGTATGGGGTCGCCCTCATGCGATGGCCTCGCTGGCGCCGTCGTCGTAACGTTCCAGCTGCATCTGGAAGTCGATCAGGCGCGGTGTGCCGTCATTGAACAGTTCGCGCCGTGTCTCGCTGAGGCTGGTCAGGAGGTAGGCGCCGTAGACGCGCCCTGTACCCTCCACCAGCGCCTGTGGTCTGCCCTGATCGCCCAGCTCGCGCAGCTTGTCCAGCACCTGCAGGTCGCTCACCAGCTCGCCAGCGATGGTGCCCTGCAGGCTGATGGTGTCATCGCCCGGCCCGACGTACTGGCGGGCTGCGCGGGCGCCTACGCGCTCGCTGCTGGCGTGGCGCCAAGTCATCTGGCGCTGCAGTTCGCTGTAGGCGGCAGTTGAGAGGGAGAACACGAACGTGCCCCAGGTCATCATCATGGTGGTGGTCCTCAGTCGCTGAGCCGGGCACCGCGTCGGGTGGCCTTGTCGCGCTCAATCTGTTCAACGGTCTGCCGCACCAGGTCCGCGATCTTCTGCTCATCAGATGCAGCCGGCGCGTTAATGTGGATGGTGTAGTTGGAAGCGCCTGTGCTGCCCGCAGCGGCTTGCGCAGCAGCCGGGGCCATCACTGGGGCGGCAGCGGCCATGACGGGCAGCGCAGCTGCGCCCAGCGCGAATCCGGCCGATGCTTGGCGCAGCTTGTCGCGGCTGGCCGTCGCGCGTGCGGTGTCGGCGCTGTCGGCCATCCGGGCGATGCGCCGTTCGCGCAGTTCGTCCAGGCGGGAGGGCGCGGTAACGACGTTTCCACCGGTGGGCTGCATGCGTTGGGTCATGCCGCCGCCAATCTGCACCACGCGCTCGCCCCCGACCACTGCCGCACGTAGGCGGTCACGGCTTGCGGTGGCGCGGTCGGAATCCGCGCTGGCGCCAGCGCGGGCAATGCGCCGCTCGCGCAGTTCATCAAGGCGGCTGGCCGACGCACCGGCGCCCCCGACGCCTGCCTGCTGCATGCGCTCGCCGACGCTGGTCACCTGCTGCAGCGGCTCGCCCTGGCTGCGGTCGATGCCGCCGGCCAGCCCCTGCATGGTGAAGTCACCGAACTGCGCGAAGACACGCGACGGGCTGTGGATGCCCAGCAGCCCCTTGAAACGGTCCATCACGCCCGAGGCGATACCGGCCACGGCATCCATCGCGGCGCTGCCCTTGGACACGATGCCATTGACCAGCCCCTGCACCATGTCGATGCCGGCCTGCATCATCTTCGCGGGCCAGCCGATCAGGATCTGATTGGCACCCTCCCACATGGCGGACAGACCCGACCGGATCTTGTCACCGTTGAGGGTGAACAGGCCGACGATCAGCTGCCACGCACCCTGCAGGTAGGTCCACGCGCCGCCCACGGCGTTCTTGATGATCGGCAGCATGAAGGTGAACGCCTTCACCAGCCAGCCGATGGCGGCGACCGCCATGCGCAGGTTGACGGTCAGCACCTGACCCAGCACCTGGCCGAATCCACGGCCGGCGGTGGTGGCGCCCTGCAGCTGCTCGCTGGTGGCCTTGAAGGGGGTGAACAGCTTCTGCACCCATGCCCAGGCTTTGCCCATGGCATCGGACACCTGCGCCCACACCGGCCCCAGCGGTTCCAGCGCGGTCATCAGCTCGGCCATGATCGGGTTGACCACATCCAGCACGCCCTGCCACACGCCGATCATGAAAGCCTTGATCGGCTCCCAGTATTTCCAGACCAGCGCAGCAACAACGGCCACGGCGGCGCCGATGGCCAGCACAGGCAGGCTGATACCACCCAGCAGAGGCAGCAGCATGCGGCCAACATTGAGCAGCATCGGGAACGCCCGGCCACCCAGCGACAGCACCTGGCCGATCAGCCGGCCGATGCCGCCGCCGCCGCTGAGCAGCATCACGCCCTTGTAGATCTGCGTCAGCGCCATGGCACCGACGCCGCCGGCCACCAGCAGGCCGCCGAGCGCAGTGGCCAGGGCAGTACCGCCGATGGCCAGCTTGGCGATGGTAGCCACCAGCTGCGGGTTCTTCGTGACCCATTCGGCCATCCGGTCGGCAACCTTGGCCACGCGCGCGGCCAGTTCCTTGACCGTCGGCAGCAGGGTCTTGCCCAGGCGCTGGGAAAGCACGGTGGCGCTGTTCTTGAGCAGGATCAAGCCATTCTCGGCCGTACCCACGCGTGCGGCGTATTCGGCATTCATCGAACCGCCGTATTTCTGCGCATCGGTGACCTTGCCGAAGTTCTCTTTCAGCAGATCGAGGTTGGTCAGCAGCGGTGCGATCGCACCGATCGACTCGCGGCCAAACAGCTGCGTCATCGTCGCCGCCTGCTCGGCCTTGGGCAGCTTCTTCAGCTTTTCCAGTACGTCGAGGATGGCGCCACCGGCGTCCTTCTGCATGGCCTGAGCCAGGTCACCAGCCTTCAGCCCCAGCTTCTCGAACGACTCCACCTGTCGCTTCGTCGCCGCATCGCCAGATGACAGCGTGAGCAGCATGTTCTTGATGCCGGTGGCCGACACCTCCGACTCGATGCCCATGCCGGCGACCGTGGCGCCCAGCGCCGCCAGCGGGCCGCTGCCGAGGCCGGCCACCTCGCCCAGCGCACCGATGCGGTTCACCACCTCGCTGATCTTCTGGACGCTGGCCGGGCCGGTGTTGCCCAGGTAGTTGATCTTGTCGGCCAGCACGACAACGTCGTCCTGACCCATGCGGAATGCGGTACGCCAGGTTGCCATCGTCTGGCCGGCGTCTTCGGCGGTGGTGTCGAAGGCTACGCCCATCTTCGCCGCGTCCTCGGCGAAGCGGGTCAGCTCGTTGCTGGCGATGCCGGCCTGGCCGGCGGCGGCGACGATCTTGGCGATATCGGTGGGCACCATCGGCAGGCGGCGCGACAGTTCCTCAATGTCGCGGCCCATCTTCTCGAAGCCGTCCGGCGTGTCGAAGTCCACCACCTTCTTTACGTCGGCCATGGCCGACTCGAAGCTCATGGCCTGCGCGATGGGCAGCGTCTGCGCACGCAGCGCACCGAACGCCGCCAGCGCCACGCCGGTGCCGTGTGCAGCAGCGTTCATGCCGGCGATGTGGATCTTGCGGCTACGGGCCTGCGCAGCATCGAGCGCGGCCAGGCGCGTGCGTTGGGCATCCATCTGCGCCGAGGCGGCGGCAATCTCGCCGCGCAGCTTGCGTTCATGCGTGCCCAGCTGCCGCGTGCTGATGCCGGCACGATCCAAGCCACCGCGCAGGCGCTGCAGTTCGACCGACTGCTGCTGGTGCTGGATCTTTAACTGGCCTGCAACGGTGCGGGCCTGATTGAACTCGCGGCTCAGCCTGCGGGTGGGCGTGCCCGCCTCCTTGATCTGCCGGGCCAGAGCGGCGACGCGCTGCGTTGCAGCCAGGTGGCTTTGCTCGGTTGCGCGCACGGCCTGCTGCTGCTGGCGGTAGGCGGCAACGTCACGCTGGGCGGCATTGAGGCGGCGCAGGTTGGCCTGTTGTTCCTGCAGAGCGGTGGTCAGGCCTTTGCTGCCGGCCATGACCTTCTTGAACGGGGCGCTGGCGCGGTCGAGCGCTTCCAGCACCACCTGCAGGCGAAGGTTGCCGCCGCTCATGCGACGACAACCGGTGCGCGTGCTACGGCGTCGTGGTGTCCGTGGGATTGGCTACCAGCACGGCCAGAAAGCGGCAGGCAGCGCTGAACGCCCACACCAGCAGAGCGCCAACTGCGCACAGCAGGAACGCCGCAAGGGCGAGGAAAAGGATGGTGTCCATGGGCGGACTGTATCACTGCTGGGCTCCACTTCGTTCATAGGCGCGCTGGCGCCACTGGATGAGTTCAGACAGGGAGAGGGCCGATAGCTCGGTGAGGGTGAAGGAGAAGATCACCGCGATATCGGCCATCAGATCCTCTACGCAGACGGGAACTCCCTCTCCGACTTCGGCACGAAAAAATCACCGATGACACGGGCGATCTCGATCAGGTCGGCCGGTTCCAGCTTGCCGGCGTCGGCGGTGGTCAGGATCGGCTGGCTGATGCGCGGCAGGACCGTGGTCAGCGCGGTCACATCCATCTGTGCCAGGTCGAACAGCTTGATGCCGCGCAGATCCCCGGCGGTCGGCTTGCGCAGGCGAACGGAGCGGATCACCTGCTCGCCGCGCTCGATGGGAGTTTCCAGCACGATCACGTTGGTGCCGGTGGCTTCAGCGTCGGTGGCGGTGTCGGCTTCATGGGTGGTGTTGCGGGTCATCGCTATATCTCTCAGGAATGGCCCAGCCGCTGTAGCGGCCGGGCAGGGGGGCGGGATCAGGCGCCGATGGCGCGACGCAGGGCAGACTGGCGGTCAACGCCGTTGACCATGAAGACCATGCCGACCAGGTCGATTTCGATCTCGGTGCGGCCGTTGACGGTCAGCTTGTAGTAGCTGGCCGAGGTCTTGACGCTGAACTCGGTGTCGTCGCCGACCTTGCCGGTGCCGGCGTCGATCTCGGTGTGGCGGCCGCGGATGACGATCTCGACCGCATCCACCTCGCCGCTGTCCTCCCGCTGGTAGCCGCCGGCGAAGCGCAGCTGCACAGCGTTGTGCGAAACGGCGCCGTACTGGCGCAGCACGTCGAGCATCAGGCCGCCGCATTTCCACTCGGCCTCGATCTTTTCCTGGCCCAGGTCTACGTCGATGGGGCCGAGCATGCCGCCTGCGCGGTACTCCTCCATCTTGCGGGTCAGGGTGGGCAGCTTGAACTCGGTGACCTGGCCGATGTAGCTCATGCCATCGTTGAACAGGTTGAGGTTTTTCAGCTTGCTGGGCAGTGCCATGGCAGGGGTTCCTTATGCGGCCTCAGCCGCTGATGCGGGCCGGGAAGTCGGCGAAGTAGCGGTCGGTGATGCGCTGGTTCAGCTGCAGGCTTTCCAGCGGCGGCACCGGGGTGTAATCGAAGTCGATCACCAGCTGGCCGCTGGCCAGCGACTCCGAAGCGTTGGCGCCGGCGTCGTACCAGGCGCTGGCGCCGATCAGGTAACCGGCATAGACCAGCTCGCGGAACTTCGCGTTGATGCTCTCCAGCAGGTCGCGGACCAGCGTCGGATGCAGCGGCTTGTCGATGTAGATTTCCTGCGCCTCGGCGATGGTGTCGGCGAGGATCTGCGCGGTGCGGGTGGCCGTCTCGAACTGGAACAACGGGTCGGCGCTGCAGGTGCGCGAACCCCAGAACTTGTAGCCATTCGAGTTGATGAGGGTGGTCACGTCGCCGGCATTGAGCAGGCCCGCGTCGGTGTTGGGGTCCTGCAGATCCCAATGCACGTCGCGGCTGATGCCGGTCACGCCAGCCACCGGCACGTTCGAGATGGACTTGTGCCAGCCCTGCTGCTGGTCGGTCATGGCGCGCACGCCCAGGGCACGGGCGACGGCGAAGGCCATGCCGGTGGAGGCGGTGACGGTGTTGAAGGCCATGAAGTCGGGGTAGATCAGCATCAGTTCACGGGCGGCGAACTGCTCGCGGTAGGCGATGGCCTCCGACACCGTCGCGCTAGCGGCGCAGCTGGCGTAGATCATGGCGCGCAGCTTCTTGGCGATGGGGATCATGGCAGCGGTCACCGGCTGGGTGTCCAGCCCCGGCGCGCCCAGGATGCGCGGACGCACGCCCAGCTGTGCCTGCGCAACCAGCAGCGCGTGCAGGCCGGTGTAGCTGCCGCCATTGGCGCCGCCGATGACGTTGGCAGTGGTGTCGGTGTCGTTGCTGGCGCTGGCCACACGTACCACCACCACAATCGGGTTGCCTTGGTCGGCGATGCCCTGCAGCGTGGCGCGCAGTGTTCCGGTGCTGCCTGCCTTGCCGACTGCGCTCAGCACGTCGGTAATCAGCACAGGGCGGTTCAGAGGGAAGGCGGTCTTGTCGGCATCCTCGCCCGTGCAGACGACGCCGATCACAGCGGTGGATACGGTACGGATCGGCCTGACGCCGCCGTTGATTTCGATGACGCGAACGCCGTGGTGGTAGCCGCTGGCGGCCATGGGCTTCTCCTTCGGTTAGGGGGTGTGGAAGCGGAGTGGTACGGAAAGGCGGGTGTTGCGCGATGCGCCGCTCGGTGTGGCCAGCTGGCCCTGCAGGTCGAGGACGAACGAGCCAGCCACGTCGCCGTGAGCCAGGTCGATACGGGTCAGGCTGATGCGCGGCTCCCAACGCATCAGCGCGGTGGCGGTAGCGCCGAACAGCCGCAGGCGGGTTTCGTCGTTGAACGGCTGGTCGATCAGCTCGGGCAGCAGCGAGCCGTACTCACGGCGCTGCACGCGCGAGCCGATGGGGGTGGTCAGAATGTCGGCGATGGACTGGCGCAGGTGCGCCAAGTCGTCGCTGAATGCGCCTGTGCGGCCATCCATGCCGATCACGCTGGTGCCCCGGTGGTGCCGCTGCCCGGTTGCACGCCGGCGTGCTTGTGCTTGGTGAGGCTGATGCCGGCGGCGATCACGTCGTCGGATACCTCCGCCTTGCCGGTGATCGTCATCTTGCCTTCGATGCTGGTGGCGCCCTTGATGGTCACCGGGCCGGTGATCGTGGTTCCGCCGTCAGCGGTGATGGCCACGGTTCCGCCTGCGGGCAGGATAGCCGCCAATGCGTGCGCATCATGGTCGTAGCTGACCACGGCACCGTCCTTGAACTGGATCAGCGTCAGGCTGGGGCTGGCCGACGGTGCCGGATACTGCTCGCAGTACAGGCCGCGCAGCACGATGGCGTTGGCCAGGTCGCCATCGCAACACAGCAGTGCAACCTGCTCGCCGCTGCTCGGCGGTGCCCAGGTGCGCAGTTCACCGGCTGCGGCGCTGAACCAAGGGAGGAAGTCGGTGTGCGCTTCGCCCGTCTGCACGCGGCACATGTGCCGGGCGTGATCGACCTCGGTCACCACGCCGTCGCGGAGCAGGTTGTTGATCTGTTGGGGCAGCGCACTATCCATGCCCCCATGTTCCCGGCGTCCCTTCGCGCGCGCACGTAGCGCGGTAGGTAGATTGAGCCGCTACAGCGGCGGGCGCGCGCGCCGCGCCGCCACGATCATCACCGCGTCAGCTCAGATCAGCCGGCGGTACATCCTCCGGTGCAGTGGGCACTACGTCTACCCACGTTCCCTACTTATCGTCGTAGGTGACTGGTACGCTGCGGTTGAACGGGGGCGCGTAATCGGTGACCGATGGCGGCAGCGACTGGCCACGCGGCACCGGCGCGGCGAACGTGCCGTCTGCCTTGTTCCAGAGCGGTCGGCCGCTGTAGTCCGGCTGAAGCACCCAAAGGCCCTGTCCATCGTCCCACGCGTTGCACTGCGGGGTGGTGCCATCCAGTCGAAACGGCTCAGCCAGCGTCACGCCGTTGGGCAGCTTGTCGCCGAGCGCGAGGCGGTTGGGGACTGGCATTGCAGTGCGCGTATCCCACAGCATCCGATTGCGGTAGTCGGCCACTACATCCCAGCGCTTTCCGTCCTCAGAAAGGCGCAGTGCCTGGAACTCGCCAGCAGTTCGCTTGGGTGCCACGTCAACGGTGTGATCCGGGAGATACCAGGCGCCGTCTGGCGAGGGCTGCAGCCGCACCGGGCCTATGTGTGCGTGGGTGATCGGGTCGAAGGCGTGGGCAAAGCGGGGTTCGTTGGACATGCTCCGGTCCTCAGTAGGTGATGCAGTAGATCATTCGCAGACCCGCCGGCAGGTTGCGGTCGCCGCCGGTGTTGGCCACCGTGATCGCATGGGTATGCGCGCCGCCGTCAGCCGCTGTAGCGCTGTGGCCGTGGTCGCCAATCTGCGCGATAGAAATATCGTGCGAGTGAGCGCCGGCGCCATTCATGCCGATGTTGTGGGCGTGGCCACCTGCGCCATCCGTCGTGAAGCTATGGGAGTGAGCACCAGCGGGGCTGGTGTTCGGCCAGGGGTTGTCGTAGTCAACATTGCCGCGCGAGCCGGCGTGCTGGCCGTAGTCAGCACCCCACGGGTAAGCGAAGCCAGCTTCGGCGAAGGCGGTCAAGTGCTGGTGATCGCCTACCGCAGACGTACCGCCGGTATGCGCGTGGTGGCCCTGCGAGTCAGTCCATGCGCCGTGAGCGTGATCGCCCACACCGCTTGCACTTGCGCCGTGTGAGTGTGCGCCGCCGGCACCAACACTGATCGTGTGGCTGTGGTTGCCGGCACTGGCCGAACTAGCGGTGTGGGCGTGGCGGATCACCTCACCGGCGGTGAAGCCGCCAACGGCGTCGGCGCTGTTGGTATGGGTTACAACGGTGCCATCGCCCATAGCCGGTAGGTTGAAAGTGGTCTTGCCGTCGCCGGCGCCGTAGAGGGTGCCAATGGCAGCGAACAGGTCCGCGTAGGTGGTGCGGGAGACGGCAGCGCCGTTGCACAGGAGTGTGCCAGCCGGGGCGCTCTTGCCGGCGAACATGATGACCTGGCCGGGGATGCGGTTGGCCTTGGTGACAGGATCGAAGGTGCCACCATGCCAAACAGGCTTGCCATTGAACCGCAGTTCACTGCCACCAAAAAGCAGTGGAGCGTAGGCGCTGTTGCTCAGGGTCACCGCGTCAATGGTGACGCCGCTGCTATCCGCAAAATCGCGGATCATCAGCCGAGACTTCGCCCCGATGTAGTCAAGGCCAATCGTGGATCGCAACGTCACGCCTTGGCTGACGACCAGAGCGCCCGTGATGGTGCCGCCGGCCCGGTCCAGCTTGTCGCCAGGATTGAAGTTCGCATCGGTCCACAGCTCCGCCCATGCCTTCCAGCGCTGGTCAGCGGGCGCTGTGTCGCGGCGGGATCGCATCCAGAACCGGTTTCCACCACCGTAGTCGGCGGCTAGGGCAAGGCCACGGGAGTTGTCATAGCTGGGCAGGGACCAGGCAATGGTGTACTGCGCCGGCATCGTGGTAGGCGAGGGGTTGCCCTGTCGATTGATGCGCAGCGCGTTCCACGTGTCCACCCAGCTGTCGTCATTGCTGGTCGGGGTGAGATAGGCCACGCGCGCAGCCACGTCCTCAACGGAAGCTGCGCCGATCTCGCTCAGGGTCCATCCAAAGTTCACGCCGCCGTTCACATCCTTGGCGGTGTTCCCGATGGTCACCTTGCGGGAAGCGCCCCATGCCGTGGTCACGATGTTGGCGGAGCCGTCGAATGCGGTTCCGTTGATCGTGCGCGGTGCTGCAAGCCTGCTGGCGGTGTCGGCGTTGCCAGTCAGCTTGCCCCGGAACTCGGCCGCATAGACCCAGCTGCCGGTAGGGTTCATCACGATCTTGTTGGGGTTGGCCACATTCGTAAGGCGGAATTCCTTGCCACCGGTAATGTCGTGCAGCTCCAATCCGGTCTGTCCCTCGGTACCGCCTTGTTTGAACTGCCAAGGACGCTCTGAGTACAGCTCGCACAGCACCTTCCCGTCGCCAGATCCGGTTCCGATCCGGGCAGCCGCCATCTCGGTAAAGCCGTTCTTGTAGACCACCAGCTGGCCGGCTGTGCTGGTGTTGCCATTGGGGCGCAGGTAGACGAACCCACCGTCGCTACTCGCGGCGGCAGACAGCACCACGCTGCCCGCGGCACTACCGCGCAGCGCGGCGCCGGCGGTACCGAGATCGAGGGTTTGATCGTCAGACAACGAAGCGCCCAGGGCGAACGTCTGACGACGGCCCCAGCGGTTCTCGGTACCATCGACCAGGCGCCGCAGATCGCCCATGTACGCGAGCGGCTGAGCGGTGGCGTAGATGATCCCCTGCGGCTCGGCTGTGACGAACGTGCCAGGGCCGTGATACGTCGCGCCGGTGGCGTTGACCAGGCGCACGGCATGGCCTTGGTTGTACTCGCGCTGCTGCAGCCACAACTCGACACCTGTGGACTTGCCCGCCGCATCGGTCATTAGCACCAAGCCAAGGCGGCTGGCGCGATCAAGCGAAGAGTCGGCGCCGATTCGGGTGTGCTGCACCATGCCATCAACAACCGTTTGCGTGAGCACTGTGGTTGCGTCGAACGTGCGCGTGGACGCAGCGATCTGCTCCCAAGCGTAGCGCGGGCTGCCGATTGCGCCATTGGTCATTTCCAACAGCAGAATGCTTGCGGCAGCGCCCCGCCACGGCAGCGTGCCCAGCTTGATCCATCGAACTTGGTTCGAGTTGCCGGGAATCGCGTCAATCGGCTGAACCTTTCCGATCTGCGGGAAGTCGGCGGCGTGCATGCCGTCGAGCGTGTCGGCGTCCAGCCCCTTGCCGTGGCCCATGTCCTTGAGCGCGGCGCCCTTCACTTCGAGGCTGGTGCGGATAGCCGCGGCCGTGGCCAGCGCCAGCATCGTCTTGACGAACGGTGTCGGTGCATTGGCGCCGAAGCGGTCGTCTAGGGCGGCTCTCAGCCCGCGAGCGGTGACGGCGCGCACCCCGTCCGCGCCCGCGATGGTCTCGGGGCCGTCTGCCAACTCGACTACGCCCGCGACCGATTCCGTAGCCGGCGGGTTCAGGAACTGCGTGCTTCCGAACTTGATCTGCGCCGTGTCGATATCGGCGAACACAACGTCGGCCGAGAGCAGCAGCGTGGAAATGTTCGCCTTCTCCATGATGGCCTCGGCCTGGCCATAGACGGCAAACAGTGTGCCGTCGGCCAGATACAGGCCGAAGCCGCGCAGCTGGTACTTGTCGGTTCCGCTGTCCTGCAGGGTGACGTGAATCGTATCGGCCGCAACTGCATCGCCGCCGAAGCTGGTCATCCTCTTGAACTCGCCCGGTAGCTGCGTCATCGCTGCGGTTGGCGTGAACGCAGTAGCAGTGAGGCCGATGTGGGAAATCAGCACCGTGTTGGTGCCGGTGTTGGTGCCGTTGACCAGCTTGGCGCGGCCGGCGTTGGTGATCTTCATGCGCATGGGGGTCAATCTCCGGTCATCGTCAGGCGGCGGTAGACCGCCGCTTGGGCACCTGCGACAGTTGCGACTTGGCTGTCGGCCTGAATGCCTTGGGTGAAAGTGAAGTGCGAGCGCACGGGCTTGGTGCGGTTCACCGCGTCCACGATCTGGTGGACGAACTCGGCCGACGACTCTTGGCCGCCGTCGCCGCTGATGGTCAAAAACAGGTTGAACGTGTGCGGCTCGCCCTGTGGTGTGGTCTGCCACCATTCGCGGATCTGCATCTGGCCGCCAAAGCTGGCGATCAGGTCGGCGATGCTCTTGGCGGTGCCCTTGTGGCGCTGGATCTGGAATGAACTGGCGATGCGTGCGCGCTTGATGCGCTCTGGCCAGTTGCTGTCCCAGGTGTCAACGGACACGCTCCACGCGAGGAACGGCAGGAACTCGGCCGGACAGTTCCACGGGTTCCAGAGCGTGTCGTGAACCATGGGGACGCCCGACAGCTGGGCGTCAGCGCGCTCCACGGCGCGTTCCAGCCGCGTTGAGTTGGGCGGCAGTAGGGTGGTGGCGTCAGGCATCGGTGCCGCCGTGTTCGATCACCACGCTGGTGCAGTACGGTGCCGACTGCGCGTCCACCGGCATATCTGCCGTGGGCATCTGCAGCTGCACGCGGTGGACGCCATCGACGTGCAGGGCGGAGTAGAGCGCCGACAGCGGCACGTCGCGGCCCAGGCGCTGGGTCTGCTGCAGGAACAGCGACACGCGGCGACGTGCCTCGGCCAGCACCAGGGCGCTGTCGGGTCCGTTGAAGGTCACCAGCCGCGCCCGGATCTCGAAGGGCTTCACGATGGCCGGGGCCACGGTCACGTAGTCGGTCAGGGGGCGCACGTTGTCGTTGAGCAGAGCGGACTCCACGGTCTTCAACAGTGCCGCCGACGGCGTGCCGTTGCCCTGCCGCGACAGGACCGTGACCACCACCTTGCCCGGCGATGGGCTGGCGACGCTGGCGTCGAGCACGTCCGAATGTGCGGAGAGCGTGTGGAAGATGTAGGCGCCTTCGGGGCCGGCGACCGACAGGCTTTCGGGCGCCAGCTGGATGCGGCGCCGGAACGCGGCGTCGTTCTCGTACTCGGCCGGGGTGTTGGTCTTCGGATCTGCCGGCTTCAACAGCTTGCGCTGCACGCCAAACGGCACAGCGAGGTTGTCCAGGTCGGCGCCGTTGGAGTAGGGCAGCAGCAGGCCGCGTGCACGTTGGTTGAACTGCTCACGCAGCACCAGCTCGCGGTAGGCGCTGGCCTGCAGCAGCTTCATCACCGGATCAGATTCGACCAGGGCGGTGTAGTCGGGACACAGGCGCCGGAACTCGGCCAGGCGCTCGGCCAAGATGGCCTCGAACGTGCGCTGCTCGAAGATATCCGGCGCCGGCAGCTTATCGACTTCGATGGCGGTAAATGAGGACACGGATGCACCGGCTGATGGGTCCGGTCCAGATTCCCATCGCGCGCGCGCGAGGCCGTGGAATGCGGCGTGTAGCGCAGCCGCTTACGCTACAGCGTGTGCAGGTGATCGAGGATCAGCTCGCGTATCAGCTGTTCGTCGGCAGTGGTGAAGCCAAGCAGCACGCGCCGCGCGTAGGTGACGCGGGGTCCACCCTTGCTGACGGAATCGGTGCGGCCTTCTTGGTGAATGCGGGCGATGCGAGAGACGCGGCCGGCGAAGCCCACCGCCGCCTCACTGGCACTGCCCCGCACGCGTAGATGCTTGGCCTGCCGGATCTTGCCGAACATGGCGCCGCGCTTGATGCGGCCAGCCTTGGCGCGGCGAGGCGGTGCGTTGCGTCGTGCTGCAAACGGGGAACCGTCGGGATTCTGCTGGCCAGCGATGCGCTTTTGCTGAGAGCGCCGCACGGCGGTGCCGACCTTGCGTGCCAGGCGGCTGCGCTCCGCAGGCTTGAGCCGCTGTAGCAGCGGCGCCACCCAAGCCTCCAGGCGCTGCAGATCCTCGCTCACTCGGTGATCGCCGGCAGGGTGCCCAGCGCTTCACCGTCGGCCGTCAGCGGGCCACCAGCGAGCGTATGGCGGTGTTCCCACTCGGCGCGCGGCTCTGGCAGGTACTGCAGCTGGAACACGCCAGCGTCGTCCTGCACGACGCGCACGCGCTCGGTCAGCGGTAGCCGGATGGCCAGATCGACCACGGTATCGCTCAGCACGTCCACCTCGAAAGCCAGCTTTTCGCGGTTGTCCGGGTTGGCCAGCAGCTCGGGCTGGTGCCGCGTCAGCCACTGCAGCAGCGGCACCATGACAGCCTCGGGCGCCCCGGCGAAGTCACGCAGGATCAGTTCGAGGGTGTAGCGGTACTGGAAGGACAGGCCCGCCGTGAAGCTGGCCACCAGCCCGCCGTCGTCCACGAACACCAGCAGGCGTTCCGGATCGGCGGCGAGCGACGGCATTGCCGCGACCAGGTGCTGGCGGAGCAGTTGGGGCTTCTTCATCGCCGCGCGCACTCGGCCAGGGCGGTGTGCAGCTGGGTGACCAGCTGCTGCAGGGCCGTCACCTGCTCGGCGGCGGCGTGGTACTGGCCGTAGTTGGCTGCGGTGGTTTCGGCGACGGCAGAGAGCGCAACGCCGGCAGCGGGCGCATCAGGATCGCCGGCAATTCCGGTGGGGGCGATGCCTGCCGCAGCGGCGTCGTGGATGTGCACGAAGCCAGCAGGCACAGCGCAAGCGGCATCAGCGGTCGGAGTGACATAGACGGGAACCTCTTTGGTGATGGTGTCGCCGCGTTCGCGCACCACCTGTACGCGGTCCACGTACTCGGTCACGACGCGGGTGGTGCCCTGTGCCAGTTCCAGCTTGCCGGCCAGATCCTTCTTCTCGGCGTTGGCGCTGACCAGAGCGGCGTTGGCGCGGTCCAGCGCGGCAGTGGCGCGGTTCACCCGCACCTGCTGCCAGCTGAAAAGGCCGGCGGTGGCCGCGATCAGGGCGGCAAGGGCGAGGGCGCGGTAGAGCATCAGCGTGCGCCCAGCGCGGCGAGGGCGCGGTTGGTGCGTGCGGTTCGGTCGGCCATCCCGTTCGGTGTGGCGCGGCTGCGGGCGTTGCCCAGGTTGACCACGCGGCTGACGCTCAGCACGTCGCGCTGGTCGGCGTAGGCGTTGAGCCGGTTGTCGTGCCAGAACGCCGCCGCTGCCATGGCGCCGGTTTCCGGCTCGATCAGCAGGCCGGGCATCTCTTCCAGCGGCTGGCCGATCAGCTGGCCGATGTGGCGATAGTTGCCACGGCCGGTGTGCATCATGGGCCCACGCCCGCGATAGGCGTAGCCGTCGCCGCTGGCCTCATTGCCGTTGCCGTTGCGGCTGGCATAGACGCGGTTGCCCAGCTTCGCCGGCTGGTGGACGAACGCAGCCGCCTCCGGGCCTTCGACGTACTTGCCGAACACTTCGAGCAGGCGCTCGCGGCTGTAGCTGAGCGATTCCTCCACCCGCGACAGGCTCAGGCTTTCGTGGCCGACCTGTGCGAGGAAGTACGCGGCGCGCACCGGGGTGTTGATCCCGAAGCGCTTCATCGCTGCATTGAACGGCGCCACCCAGCGCTGAGCGCGGGGGAGCGGGCATTGCATGATCTGCGCCAGTAGTGGGGCGGTCAGCACGTCAGTTGCTCCCGAACAGGTGCGCGACGTTGCCGCGCGAACGATAGGTGGCCACCAGCAGGACCAGCAGTAGCAGCAGCTGCCAGACGGTGACGTGGGCGCGGGCGCCCTGCAGCATGATCTGCAGGGCCAGGCCGCCGGTGGCGGCGATCAGCAGCCATGCGCACCAGGCGATGGCGGGGCGGTGGTTGGCGCCGGGGGCCGGCCGATAGGTCAGCAGGCGGATGCAGATGGCCAGGCTGCACAGCAGCGTGGCGGTGGTCAGGAACTCAGCCATCGGAGCCTCCACGCGGCAGGCGGGTCACATCAGCCGTGCGGCTGCGCTCGATCAGGCTCAGCGTCAGGGTGACGATGACCGCTGCGCAGATGAACGCAGCAAGGCCGGTGGACACCACGCCAAAACGCTGCATCACCTCGGTACCGCCCAGGTAGCCGGCCACGACGCTGATGGCCAGATACACCAGGCGCTTCCAGATCGGCAGGTTCTTGGCCGACACGACGAACAGGGTGGCGCCGGCGAACGCGCCCAGGAAAGCGTCGGTTTGGATCCCCGGCAGGATCGACGCAAGGCCGACCCCCGTTGCCAGTGCTGCCATGCTGCCGGTAGAGGTTGGTTCGGTCATCATCAATCCCATAGCTGAACAAGGGGGCGCATCGCGGCGCCGGTGGACGGTGCGGGTACGTCGGGTAGCTCCACGACAGTGCCGATGGGCAGGACCGGCCCATGCAGGCTGATGCCGTAGTTCAGTGCGTGCGCTTTCTCGACCATGCCGGCGGTGGTGCCCAGGTGCCGGTGGCAGAGCGCGTCGAGCGTGTCGCCCTGCATCGAGACGACGCGCATCAGATCAGTTCCACCGTGACCCGCCGCAAGCCCTGCAGATCGCAGAGGGTGTTGCGCAGATCGCGGCGGATCTCATCAATGGTCGGAGTCAGTTCCTCCGCACGCTGGTTGCCCTGTGCGGTGGCGTCGTAGGAGCGGTAGCGTTCGTGCAGTTCGACGGCGGTGGCGCAGCCAACCGCGCGCAGAAACAGATGCACCAGGCGTGTGCTGCCGTCGATCACCGGCGCAGGTACGTCGGCCAAGGTGGCGTAGCCGGCGGCTTCCTTGCCCGCCTGCCATGCTTCCAGTTCCCGCGTTACGTCCATGACCGCCGACACCACGGTGCTGCGCATCCGCGGTGCCTGAATGTCGCCGGGAACGCGGATCGTCTCGCGCAACAGGGCCACGTCGATTTCCGGCCAGAACACGCCGGCGGAGACGTTGGGCTGCTTGGGGACGGGCGATGCGTTGGCAACAAAGCTGCTCATGGTGGCCTCGTAGTTCGCCGGTGGTCGGGGCGTCACACCAAGGGAGAGAGGTCTTGGTGATCGGCCCCGAGCCGGCGGGGTTGCGGGGTACGCTCGGTGTGAGGTCAGTCGTTGGACTGACTGGCCTCGAACTTCTTCATCAGGCGCTCGGCGCGCTTGAGGTCTTCCTTGCCGCCGCAGGCGTCATGCAGCTGGATGGCCTTGCGCAGGTCGTCGATGACCTGGCCGACAGCCTCCGCATCCAGCGGCGCGTCGTCGGTATCCGTTGCGAGCCGGCCACGGCCACGCGCCACCAGCAGACGGGCTTGCACTTCGTCGGGCATGTCCTGGCCATCGGTCAGCGCCACCGCACGGTCAAGCACAGCCAGATCGAACGGTGCGCTGGTCTTGAGCGCGTTCACGGCGGCCTGTCCGATTTCTTCGGCAACCACGCAGCCTGCGGTGCGCTTGTGCGTGTCCGGCATATCCAGCCCGTGGGCAAGCACGTACTGCGCAATGTCCAGCCCGGCATCGAACTGACCCGCATCGAAGTGCCAGAGCATCAGTGTGGAAACGATGTCGTCCTTGCCGCCGGCATTGGCGGACAGCACGCCTTCCAGATACGGGGCGTAGGAGGGCAGCAGCGCGACCTTGAGCTGGGCCTTGCCTTGGGTGGACTGGATCTGTTTCAGGCGGGCGCGGTCGGCCGTCAGACGCACCTGCATCTGCTGGTAGATTGTGGTCCCTTCCATCAGGTTGCTGCCGGCGGTGCGCGCCGCCTCCTTAGAGGCGAGCGCACGCTTCACATGGCGGCTGGCGGGGGTGTCGGCCATGGTCAGATCCCGAACTCGATGTTCTCGGCCACCGCGCCCAGGCCGTAGTCCTCCACCACATAGTCATCATTGGACGACTCGAAGTTGGCGACGCGGTTCTTGTTCGGCTGCTCGATGATGTGACGGCGGCGCGAGGCAATCTGCCAGTACAGCGACAGGTTGCTGAGGCTGGTCACCATCAGCGACTTGGCCGGGAAGAACGGCACGATGACCGGCTGCAGGCCACCGATGCGCTTGGCGCCCAGGATCAGTTCGGCCGCGACCTTCTCGGTGGGGGCGTTGTCACGGTTGATGATCGGGAAATACTTGTCGTGCACCAGCTGGCGGCCGCAGATCACCACCAGGCTCGGATCTTCCTGATGCCACGGGTCGATCATGTTGGCGACCAGGTCCATCACCAGGGCATCGATGTTGCCGTAATCAGCGCCGGTACCGCCCACCTTGATCTTGCCGCTGCCATCGACGCCTTCGGTCATGACCCGCTCGGACGCATGCTCGCGGTACTTCTGCAGCCAGCCCTTGTTCACATCCTGCAGCATCGGATTGGCGACGCGGTCGGTGTTGATGGCAATGCTGGTGCCGTGCCAACCGATCATGATCCGGTCCAGTGCCTGGCGCTGGATGATCGCGTCGCGGATCAGGGTCTGGAACTCGGGGCGGTGCGCCCAGGCGTCCAGACGCGCATAGGGCAGGGCGGTGTCAAAGTCGGTCTTCTGGCACTCGTAGGTGTTGGACACCAGCGAGGTCGGATCGGACGGGTTGCGCTCGCCATTGCCGCTGGTGTCGGTGCGGCCGGCGATGGTGCCGGTGATGCCAACGCCAACCTTCTGGCCCTTCAGTTCGTTCACGCCGACCATGTTGATCGCCTGCAGGAAGGAACTGCTTTCCTGCATGCGGCTTTCGAGGCTCTGCTGCACGGTCGGCTCGACAGAGAAGGTGTTGGCCACGCCGCTGACGTTGTTCAGCGTTGCAACCTGCTGGGTGTAGCCCTCGAACTGGCGGCGGGTTTCGGTACGCATGGGGTAGCTCCGGAATCGTGAAGGAGGGGGCCGATCAGCAATCGGTGATGTTGGCGGCGTCCACGTCCTTGCCACCCGGCACAACCGGGCGTTGGGTGAATGCCTGCGGGGTTTCGTCCAGCTTCTTGCGCATGCCGGCGACCTGAGTGGAGAGGGTCTGCACCTGCTCGCGCAGTGCACGGTTGTCCTGGCCGAGCTTGGCCATGGCCGCATCCTGCTCGCCCACCGCGCCGAGCAGCTGGGTAGCGAACTCGGCCACGTTGAACGCGGGATCTTCCTTCGCCGGTGCTGGTGCGGGCTTCTTGGCCAGGCCGAGGCTGGACAGCAACGCGGCCACCGGGCCGGGGCGTGCCTCCGGCTCATCCTCGGCCGTGAACTTGATGATGGTCTCGGCGGCCTCGGTGAACAGGTTCTCCGGTGCCTGCTTGCGATCCTTGAGCGGGCTGCTGTCGGGATTCTGCGCCGAGAATGCGAGCATGCTGGTGCCGAGGCTGGCCGGCGAGTCGGTGACTGCAAGGCCGAACAGGTATGCCTTGCCGCTGTCGGCGAACTCCGGCGAAATCTCAATGCTGGTGAAGACCTTCTGCTTGCGCACGTTCACCATATCGACCAGGTCATCGGTCGGTTCGACCTGCGCGAACAGGGCCAGCTTCTTCTTGCCGGCGATGTCCACTTCCTCGGCCTTGACCGCCAGCACGTCGCCATAGGCGCGGAACGGGCTGTCCGGCAGCGTGCTGCGGAAGTGTTCCAGCCAGATGCGGGCGCCGTACACCTGCGGATCGTAGGTTTCGGCAATGTCTGCGATCTGCTGTCGTTCGATCACCCGGCCATCGGTGGTCGCGCCTTCGACGGCCACACGGAAGAACTCGGAACGCTTCTTGGTTTTGCTGGCCATCTCGCCCTCTGCTGGTGTCGGTGCGCATCGGTTCTCGATGCGATGACCCATGGTCGAATGAGGGCGAGTCAGCGGCAACGCGAACGATGTGTAAGCCGCTGTTCTACGGAGGGTTTTCGTGTCGCGCGCGCGTGACGCCGGGCAACCTGTTCACGTGAGCAGCCTAGCCGAAAAACTCCACGTCGATCCGCGACGCCAAGCCAAATTCCTCTACTGGATGGGCTGGCGCGTGTGCGACATCGCCAACCTGATTGGCGAGAAGGAGAAGACCGTCCACAGTTGGAAGGCGCGCGATGAATGGGACCGCGCGGACACTGTCGAGCGCATCGGTGGTGCACTGGAAGCCCGCTTGGCCATCCTGATCCACAAAGAGGAAAAGACCGGCGGCGACTTCAAAGAGATTGACCTACTCCACCGCCAGCTGGAACGACAGGCGCGCATCCAGCGGTATCAGGGCGGCGGCAACGAATCCGACCTGAATCCGGCGGTGGCCAACCGCAACGCCGCACCGAAGAAGAAGGCCCGCAAGAACGAGTTCAGCGACGAAGAGATCGAGCGCCTGCAAACGGCGTTCGTAGATGGGTGTTTCGACTACCAGCGCGATTGGCACCGGGCGGGCAACGAACGCACGCGCATCATCCTGAAGTCGCGCCAGATCGGCGCCACTTACTACTTCGCCCGCGAGGCGCTGATCGATGCGCTGACCACGGGCCGAAACCAGATTTTCCTGAGCGCATCCAAGAGCCAGGCACATATCTTCCTCGGCTACATGCGGGGGTTTGTGCGCGAGGTGCTGGACCGTGACCTGACCGGGGATCCGATCACGTTGGCCAATGGCGCCGAACTGTTCTTCCTCGGTACGAACGCCCGCACCGCACAGGGCTACCACGGGAACTTCTACTTCGATGAGTTCTTCTGGACCTACGGTTTCAACCAGCTGAACAAGGTCGCCAGCGGCATGGCGATGCACAAGAAGTGGCGCAAGACCTACTTCAGCACGCCGTCCACCATGGCGCACGAAGCGTTCGATTTCTGGACCGGCGATCGCTTCAACAAGGGCCGGCCTGTGTCCCAGCAGATCCAGCTGGACGTGAGCCATGCGCGCCTGATGGGCGGCCGCCGCTGCGAGGACGCCATCTGGCGCCAGATCGTGACCGTGCTGGACGCGGCAGGCCGGGGCTGTGATCTGTTCGATATTGAGGAACTGCGCCGCGACTATAGCGCCGAGGAATTCGCAAACCTGCTGATGTGCGAGTTCGTGGACGACAGCGCCAGCGTCTTCCCGCTCACGATGCTGCAGCCGTGCCAGGTCGACAGCTGGGTGGATTGGGCAGACGACTTTAAGCCGTTCGCCATTCGCCCTTATGGCGATCGCGCGGTGTGGATCGGCTATGACCCTGCCGAGACGGGCGACAGCGCTGGCATCGTGGTACTGGCCCCGCCGCTGGTGCCCGGTGGCAAGTTCCGCGTGCTGGAACGCCATCAGTTCAAGGGCATGGATTTTGCGGCGCAGGCCGCATTCATTCAGCAGATCACCCTGCGGTATTGGGTGACCTATATCGGTATCGACGCTACCGGCATGGGTACTGGCGTGGCACAGCTGGTGCGGCAGTTCTTCCCCGGTGTGACCGTCTTCAATTACTCGCCCGAAGTGAAAACCCGGCTGGTGCTGAAGGCGTTCGACGTCATCAAGAACGAGCGCTTGGAATTCGACGCCGGCTGGACGGACCTCACGCAGTCGCTGCTGGCCATCCAGAAAACTATTACGCCCAGCGGGCGCCAGGTGACGTACACCGCTGGCCGCTCGCGCATCACCGGCCACGCCGATCTGGCGTGGGCACTCATGCACGCCCTGCAGAACGAACCGCTGGAAGGCGGTGCTGCAGCACGCGGCACCATGGAGATTTTCTGATGATAGACACCGACCTGGGCGCCACTGCGACGCCGCCGAGTATCGAGGCGTTTACGTTCGGCGAGGCCACCCCCGTGCTGGAGTCGCGCGGCATCCTCGACTACCTCGAATGTTGGAAGAACGGTCGCTACTTCGAGCCTCCCGTGGATCTATATGGCCTGTCGCGCACCACGCGCGCGAATCCGTACTTGCACAGCGGCCTCACGTTCAAGCGCAACATGCTGGTACGAACTTTTCGCCCGCATCGCTTGCTGAGCCGCGAGGCGTTCTCGCAGCTGGCGCTGGACTACACCACCTTCGGCATGGCCTACATTGAGCGGCGTCGGGCTATGTCCGGTGCCGCGCACAGCTTGGCGGTGCCGCTGGCGCAGTACGTGCGTAGGGGCGTGAAAGATGGTGAGTTTTTCCAGGTGCGCGCCGGCCGCGTGGAGCATGAGTTCCCCGATGGCGAGGTTTTCCAGCTGCGCGAGGCCGACGCGGATCAGGAAATCTACGGCGTGCCCGAGTGGATGCCAGCTGTGCAGTCGGCGCTCCTGAATGAGTCGGCCACGCTGTTCCGCCGGAAGTACTACAACAACGGTTCCCACGCCGGTTACATCCTCTACATGACCGATCCGCAGCCGGAAGGGATGGACGTGGACGCATTGCGCGACGCGCTGCGCCAGTCGCGCGGGCCGGGCAATTTCAAGAACCTGTTCGTTCATTCGCCCAACGGCAAGAAGGACGGCCTGCAGGTGATTCCGGTCAGTGAGGTGGCAGCACGCGATGAGTTCGCCGGCATCAAGAGCGTGACCCGCGATGACATGCTGGCGGCGCTCCGCGTGCCGCCGCAGCTGCTGGGCATCGTGCCGCAGAACAGTGGCGGGTTTGGGTCGATCCGCGATGCGGCCACGGTGTGGGCGGCGATGGAGCTCGCCCCGCTGCAGACGCGGATTGCCGCGATCAACGAATGGCTGGGCCAGGAGGTGATCCGCTTCGATCCCTTCGAGCTTGGAGTGGCTGCATGATGACCAGCCGCCAGAACCTGCGCTGCGGCGCCTGCGCCCGACTGCTGGCCAAGGCCGCGGGCGACTATGACCTACAGATGAAATGCCCCCGCTGCGGGGATATGAACCATATGAAGGCCCAGAGCCTCTCCACGGATCGCCGCGAGCGACACCACGAAGAAGGCTCTATCCATGAAGAACGAACTGATCCACGGCGATGCCCTGACCGTCCTGCCGACCCTGCCGGCCAACAGCTTCGACGCCCTCATCACTGACCCGCCGTATGCAAGCGGCGGCGTCCATGCTTCTGCTCGTCAGCGCAGTCCCAACGAGAAGTACATGCAGAGCAATGCGCCATATCTGCACGCTGACTTCCCCAGCGATGAACGCGACCAGCGCTCGCACCTGGCGTGGATGCAGCTGTGGTTGGCGCAATGCAATCGCGTGCTGCGGGATGGTGCGCCGGTCCTGCTGTTCACCGACTGGCGGCAGCTGCCACTGACCACAGACGCGCTGCAGTGCGCCGGCTTCACCTGGCGCGGTGTGGCGGTGTGGGACAAGACGGGCGGCGTACGGCCCCAGCGCGGCCGTTTCTCCAATCAGGCTGAGTACGTCGTATGGGGCAGCAAGGGCGGAATGCCGCTGGGTCGGGCTGCGCCCACGCTGCCGGGCGTGTTCCGTGAGGCGGTGCGCAAGTCGGACAAGCACCACCTGACCGGGAAGCCGACCGACCTCATGCGTCAGCTGGTACGGATCTGCGAGCAGGGCGGGCGCATCCTCGATCCGTTCGCCGGCTCGGGCACCACGCTGGTAGCAGCGGATGCCGAGGGCTACAACTGGACTGGCATCGAGATGACCGAGCATTACTTCGACGTGGCCAAGTCGCGCCTGCCTGTTCCGTAACCCACACATCACAGCCATAACAAGCCGCCTTCGGGCGGCTTACCGGCAGTGAGTCAGAACGGCTACCAGTGAGGCGGTTTGTTAATTGGTTTCTTGCCTGTGTGTATCCGGGCGGGTAGCAACGCTCTCTGCAGCTCTTCGTCAAGAAGATACTGCCTGGTCCAATCTGCATGCTGATCGAGGGAAGAGCTTACGGCTCGTCCCGTCGGTTTGTGCTTATCTGGGGGAGGGCGTGGAGTCACCACACCCAATCTGACACTCGGGAAATCGCACCGTATAGCTTTTAGCACTGGTTCGACATCACTGTCATTCGAGCAGACTACCAATTGCTCGTAGCGCCCAGATGCGGCATCCCGATACATGGCCAGTGCAAGGTTCACGTCGGTTTGCTTTTCTTCGATCTTCCAGACGCGTACGCGGTGCGTGCGATCGTAGGGCTTGTCAGGGACGAAAGCGGGGATCAGCGTCCCCTTCTTGTCCATGCTGTGCTTGCCCAGCGTCTTTGAAAAGCGGGTTGGATGCAGATGCTCCAAGGCTCGCAGATAACTCTCTTGAGCGGCAACTGACTCGGCTCCGTGGGTGGCAAAACGCCCTAGCGCCATAGCGGTGAAGTAGCTCAGATGCCGAAGCTCGTTCGCTGGATCCTGATCCCGGAGCAGGATCTCAAACAGATGCACTACGTCGATCCACTTGAACCCCGTGCTGCGGATTCGGCCGTAGTAGAAGTTGTATCCGTCGACGTACACCGCTGTCGAAATGGTCATCTTTGCTTCCTGCAGATGTGAAAAAACCGCCTTTCGGCGGTTTTTTCGTCCCAAGCCGTTTAGCCAACTTAATGACGACGGCGAAGGAGGAGTGGTGAGCAAAATTGTATACCCGGATATACACTTTTCCACACACTCCCTTGTTCCAGGGGTGGAACGATAACGTAACGCGAATGGAACAATGGCATAACGGCATCAGTGGTGCCACGACCACCGAATGATATCCCATCCCGCCGGGCAGCCCGCGACCGCGAGACCAATTCCGCCGCCGACAGTAGGTAGACCGGGCAATGAGCCCGGTCGCGCAGGCATCGTCGTGTGACCGACCGCGACGCGCGCACTCGTCTCCCCGCCACGCCTGCGCACTTCACAGGGTGCTTTTTCTGCACTGCCTGCAGCAAGGCCCAGCCCCGGGCCTGTATGGCGTTCTCCGGGTTTCGCTGGCACCGGCCCGCCCTGCGGTTCCCTGCGCGATAGGGGGTGTCTGCGTGGCGCCCTGTGGCCTCCTTTGGTCGCCTACGGGCGGAGTCAATTTTTCAGGTGGCCACGGGAACGAGGTAACCAGGTAACACGTGCATCCAAGCCGCCTTCAAGTGACTGATATAAAAGGAAAAGTTGTGGTTACCTTTCGGGGTGATTTGAGGTAATTTTTCGATCCCTACAAAGTAATGTCATTGATTTATAAGGAAAATTTGTTCCGCCAATGTTACCTCTGGAGAAGGTAATGGGATTACTCAAAGGTTACCCTAGTGTTACCTTGATAAATTCTATATAAACCATTGTTTTCAAGGGTGAATGGGTCACTTCTTTCACGGGGGTTACCTTTGTTACCTCTTTCCCGTGGTCACCTGAAAAATTGCACCTTACCGCGCGTAAGGGGTCCATCAGCATCCCCACCGCCGCACATGCTCACGCCTGCGCCCGCTCCCCTGTCGCAGCCTTTGCGACGTTCAGCCGTATCCTCCGCGCCATGCCGCTGCCCCCCGACTTCTACTGGACGACGCGTTCTGCCAGCCTCCCCAGCGAGCCACCGACGGTCATCGCCTGCAGCGGCGCGTGGGTGGTTTCGCTGGCGCAACGGGTGGGCGACGGGATCTGGATTGCCAATCTCGACCGGCACCGGCATGGCCCAGGTGGGCCATTCCGCTGGTGTACCAGCTACGAGCAGGGCCGGGCCGGAGCCGAGATGTGGGTGACCCGCCACGAGGCTCGGTTGCGCGAGGATGTGGCCAAGATCGAGGCCTATCGGGAGGCGGTACGGGCGAACAGGTTGAGCAAGCTGCACATCAAGCCTCCCTTCGGCTGGGAAGGGTAGACGCCTGCTGGCATGCGCTCGGCCGACGGGCTGCAGGAGCTGCTCGGTGTTCTTGCCCGGGGTGTTCACAGCCCGGCTCACGCGGTAGGCCTGCATAGCGGGGGCCTCGGAACCCAGTAGCATGGTCATCGCGTCCTTCGCTCAGGCATGAGCCACGGGTCGAGCTGGCCAGGATTGATCCAGGCCAGCGTTCGGTCGTGGATATCGGCGACACACCGATGCTGTCGGCGTTGGTGATGGTTAAGGTGCCCAAGCTGCCGTGAGGCAGCGGCGAGCTGGTGCTGTCCCGTCGCGTGGCTGGATCCTTAGCTAAGATGCAGATGCCAATAGCCCCGTCGCTTTACGCGATTCCGCTTCCGACAGGATCGAACCAACAACGGTGTCAAAGTCCTGGTCAAAATTCCCAATAGAAGCAGGATCTAGGCCAGGGTACTGCTTATGTAGGTACGCGGATGGTACCCATCCCTTATGCTCAGGCTTAAGAAGGCCGCCCAGGACCTCCGACATCGGATGATGTTGCATCGCAGCTATCGCGTACTGGAAGGTCTCTGCACCAAAAATTAGATATGGCACACGTGTGCGAAGCTCGGTAGCTAGCCCGGCCTTCTGCAGCCCCTCTGTAACTAGGTCATCTAGCAGCTCCGTGGCGACGGGGCTGAACAGAAGCCAGTCTTCAAGTGTTACAACGACTGAGAAAATATGGGCCTGACTTGTAGCCCCAGCATCGGAGGCGCGCGTGGCACGATCTATATTCTTATAGTTCTGCAGGACCGCTTCGGCTAGGTGCCCAATCTCTCGGCGAAGATCTTCCAGTTTCTCGGCTACACGCCCTGGAAGTGCAAGCCGCTTCGCTTTGCACTCGATGTACGCCGTAGTCTCCCCGTCATGTACGATCCAATCCGTACCGCCATATACCGCCTTTCCAATCACCTCCTTGGCAGGTTTGTAGTGGGCGTAGCGTGGAGGAAGTGAACACAGCATGCGCCCCACGATGTACTCGACCGCGTCGCCGTAGGCTTGCGCAAAGCTGCGCTCTTTGCAGAAAACGTCGAAGAAGATACCTTCGGTAAGGCGGCTCTCCACGGCGTGGGGAAGTGGACAAATAAGCCGCTCAGGATGTTTCGCGTCAAACGCGACGAGTGGTTTGAAGTGGAGTGCGTTGAGGGTGTATTCCCAACAATCGCCTAGGCGTTGCTCGTTAATTAGCTTGTTGCGAATTTCATCAGCTGATCCAACGATCCTGGAGAAGAAAATCTCGGAAGCGGCTTGGTCTACCCCTAAGCATGAATAGTCCGTAGAGCGATTGCTGCAGGGTCTTTGATTCGAAGCACTAATCGCGGCAAACGCCATGGCAAAATAAGAGTCAACATCGATCCCGATCCCTGTCCTGAAAAACGGCGAAAGCGATTGGAACCTATACAAAGCCAAATACCGGCCCATTCTTGTTCGGGTCATGCTACTTCTAGAAAGCTGCTGGTGCGCGATGCGATGCAGCGTAAGTAGCACGCCACCGTCCTTATCGCCGTCGAAAACCGCATCCCCGTAATAGCGGATAGCATTCAT